CCGGGGGGCTTGGCGGCGTGTTTCGTGCCCTGGGTGGCCCTGTTGGTATTGTGATCGGCTTGTTTGCTGCCATGTTTGCTACGAACGCCCAGTTCCGCGCCGCGGTTATGCAGCTTGTCGGGGTTGTTGGCCAGGCGTTGGGCCAGATCATGGCCGCTATTCAGCCACTGTTTGGTTTGGTTGCCGGGGTTGTGGCACAGTTGGCGCCAGTGTTCGGCCAGATTATCGGTATGGTTGCCGGTTTGGCTGCCCAGCTGGTGCCTTTGATTAGTATGCTTGTCGCCCGGCTAGTTCCTGTGATCATGCAGATTATTGGTGCGGTGACACAGGTTGCTGCAATGTTGTTGCCGGCGTTGATGCCGGTTATTCAGGCTGTTGTGGCTGTGATACGGCAGGTTGTGGGCGTGATTATGCAGTTGGTGCCTGTTTTGATGCCTGTGATTCAGCAGATTTTGGGTGCTGTCATGTCTGTGCTGCCACCTATCATCGGCCTTATCCGGTCGTTGATACCAGTCATCATGTCGATTATGCGTGTGGTGATGCAGGTTGTTGGTGCCGTGCTACAGGTGGTGGCCCACATTGTTCCGGTTGTGATGCCGATTGTGACATCTGTGATCGGGTTTGTTGCACGTATTCTTGGCGCTATTGTGTCTGCTGCAGCCCGGATTATTGGGACTGTCGCCCGTGTTATTGGATGGGTTGTGGCTCATTTCGTGTCGGGTTTGGCGCGTATGGGTTCGGTTATTCAGGCCGGCTGGAATCATATTAGGGCGTTTACGTCGGCGTTTATTAACGGTTTCAAGTCGATCATTTCTGGCGGCGTGAACGCTGTTGTGGGGTTTTTTGCCCGGCTGGGTTCTTCTGTTGCCTCCCATGTGAGGTCTGGTTTTAACGCGGCTCGTGGTGCTGTTTCTTCTGCGATGAATGCTATCCGGAGTGTTGTGTCTTCTGTGGCGTCTGCTGTTGGCGGGTTTTTCGGGTCGATGGCGTCTAGGGTTCGGAATGGTGCTGTGCGCGGGTTTAATGGTGCCCGGAGTGCGGCTTCTTCTGCTATGCATGCTATGGGCTCGGCTGTGTCTAGCGGCGTGCATGGTGTGCTGGGTTTTTTCCGGAATTTGCCTGGCAATATTAGGGGCGCCTTGGGTAGTATGGGCTCCCTGTTGGTGTCTGCTGGCCGTGATGTGGTGGCCGGTTTGGGTAATGGTATTAAGAATGCTTTGAGTGGCCTGTTGGATACGGTGCGTAATATGGGTTCTCAGATTGCGAACGCTGCGAAGTCTGCTTTGGGTATTCATTCCCCGTCTCGGGTGTTTCGTGACGAGGTTGGCCGGCAGGTTGTTGCCGGTTTGGCTGAGGGGATCACCGGGAATGCGGGTTTGGCGTTGGATGCGATGTCGGGTGTTGCTTCGCAGCTTCCTGATGTGGTGGATGCCCGGTTTGGTGTGCGATCGTCTGTGGGCTCGTTTACCCCGTATGACCGGTATCGGCGTGCGAGCGAGAAGAGTGTTGTGGTGAATGTTAACGGGCCCACGTATGGTGATCCTAACGAGTTTGCGAAGCGGATTGAGCGTCAGCAGCGTGACGCTTTGAACGCTTTGGCTTACGTGTGATTGGGGGTGTGGTTCATGTTTCTTCCTGACCCGTCTGATCGTTCTGGTTTGACTGTTACCTGGTCTATGGATCCGCTGTTTGGCGATGAGCGTGTGCTTCATTTGACGGATTATACGGGGTCGTCTCCGATAATGTTGTTGAATGATTCGTTGCGCGGTTTGGGTGTTCCTGAGGTGGAGCATTTTTCTCAAACTCATGTTGGGGTGCATGGCTCGGAGTGGCGCGGGTTTAATGTGAAGCCTCGCGAGGTGACGCTACCGGTTTTGGTGTCGGGTGTGGATCCGGATCCTGTGGGCGGGTTTCGTGACGGTTTCATGAAAGCCTACGACTTGTTGTGGTCTGCTTTTCCTCCCGGCGAGGAGGGGGAGTTGTCGGTGAAGACTCCTGCCAGCAAAGAGCGTGTGCTACACTGCAGGTTTGATTCGGCTGATGACACGTTTACGGTGGATCCGGTGAACCGCGGTTATGCGCGTTATCTGTTGCATTTGACGGCTTATGACCCGTTTTGGTATGGGGATGAGCAGAAGTTTCGTTTCAGTAACGCGAAGTTGCAGGATTGGTTGGGTGGCGGCCCTGTTAATAAGAAGGGTACCGCTTTTCCTGTGGTGTTGATTCCTGGTGTGGGCTCAGGCTGGGATAACCTGTCTAACAGGGGTGATGTGCCTGCGTGGCCTGTGATTCGTGTTGAGGGCCCGTTGGAGTCGTGGTCTGTGCAGATTGATGGTTTGCGTGTGTCTTCGGACTATCCGGTGGAGGAGTTTGATTGGATCACTATTGATACGGATCCTCGTAAGCAGTCTGCGCTACTGGATGGGTTTGAGGATGTGATGGATCGTTTGACGGAGTGGGAGTTTGCGCCTATTCCTCCGGGTGGTTCGAAGAGTGTGAATATTGAGATGGTTGGTTTGGGTGCTATTGTGGTGTCGGTGCAGTACAGGTTTTTGAGGGCTTGGTGAGTGGTTGATGGCTGGTCTTGTTCCGCATGTGACTTTGTTTACACCGGATTATCGCCGTGTGGCGCCTATCAATTTTTTTGAGTCGTTGAAACTGTCGTTGAAGTGGAATGGTTTGTCGACTTTGGAGTTGGTGGTGTCGGGTGATCATTCTAGGCTTGACGGGTTGACGAAGCCTGGTGCACGGCTGGTTGTTGATTATGGTGGTGGCCAGATTTTTTCGGGGCCTGTGCGCAAAGTGCATGGTGTGGGTCCGTGGCGTTCTTCGAGGGTGACTATCACGTGTGAGGATGATATTCGTCTGTTGTGGCGTATGTTGATGTGGCCTGTGAATTATCGTCCCGGCATGGTTGGTATGGAGTGGCGTGCTGACCGGGATTATGCCCACTATTCGGGTGCGGCTGAGTCGGTGGCTAAGCAGGTGTTGGGGGATAATGCTTGGCGGTTTCCGCCTGGTTTGTTTATGAACGATGATGAGAGTCGTGGACGGTTTATTAAGGATTTTCAGGTGCGGTTTCACGTGTTTGCCGATAAGTTATTGCCGGTGTTGTCGTGGGCTCGGATGACTGTCACGGTGAACCAGTTTGAGAATGCGAAGTTTGATCAGCGGGGTTTGCTGTTTGATTGTGTGCCTGCTGTGACTCGTGAGCATGTGTTGACTGCCGAGTCTGGTTCGATTGTGTCGTGGGAGTATGTGCGTGACGCCCCGAAGGCTACTTCGGTGGTGGTTGGTGGCCGCGGCGAGGGCAAGGACAGGCTGTTTTGTGAGGATGTTGATTCGGCGGCCGAGGATGACTGGTTTGATCGTGTCGAGGTGTTTCAGGATGCCCGTAACACGGATTCTGAGAAGGTGCATCTTATTGATGAGGCTGAGCAGGTGTTGCGGGAGTCGGGGGCCACGTCGGGGTTTAAGATCGAGTTGGCTGAGTCGGATGTGTTGCGGTTTGGGCCAGGCAATCTGATGCCGGGTGATCTTATCTATGTGGATGTGGGTTCGGGTCCTATCGCGGAGATTGTTCGGCAGATTGATGTTGAGTGTGATTCGCCTGGTGACGGGTGGACGAAAGTGACACCGATTGCCGGGGATTATGAGGATAATCCGTCGGCGTTGTTGGCTCGCCGTGTGGCTGGTTTGGCTGCGGGTGTGCGGGATTTACAAAAATTCTAATTGTTAGGGGTTTGTTGTGGGTATTGTGTGTAAAGGGTTTGATGGTGTGTTGACCGAGTATGATTGGGCTCAAATGTCTGGTCTGATGGGTAATATGCCGTCCGTGAAAGGGTCGGATGATTTTCGTGTCGGCACTACTGTTCAGGGTTCCACGGTGTTGTGTGAGGTCCTGCCGGGGCAGGCTTGGGCTCACGGGGTGATGTGCACGTCGAATGCTGTTGAGACGGTGACAGGTCAGCTGCCGGGCCCCGGGGAGACCCGCTACGACTATGTGGTCCTGTCGCGGGATTGGGAGCAGAACACAGCCAAGTTGGAGATTGTTCCCGGTGGCCGTGCGGAGCGTGCCCGTGACGTGTTGCGTGCGGAGCCTGGCGTGTTCCATCAGCAACTGTTGGCGACTTTGGTGGTGTCGTCTAACGGGTTGCAGCAGCAGCTTGACAGGAGGGCTATAGCGGCTCGTGTGGCGTTTGGGGAGTCTGCTGCGTGTGACCCGACCCCTGTGGAGGGTGACCGTGTGATGGTGCCTTCGGGGGCTGTGTGGGCTAACCATGCTAACGAGTGGATGCTCCTGTCTCCCCGGGTTGAGACGGGTTCTAAGCAGATCCAGTTTGGCGGGTCTGCTGTGTATGCTTACACGATCCCGTTTGCCCGGCCGTTTAGTAGCCCGCCTGTTGTGGTG